TGAGGCTCAACAGAGACTATTGAATAGAGCCCAGCATGTGGTGGGAGGGTTTGCGAGGTATCGATTCTGCACAAACGAGGGCTGTATTGTTTTGCCTCGTCAGATTAAGACTGTAGAGCGGTTCGCAGTCTGTGAGACACCGGGTGAGGTTTATCCTCTTTGGCATGAATTCTTGGGTAATGGCACTTACATCTACGATAATGATGATTCTCCGGGTCGCATGATGATTGACCACGGGAGGACTGCTACCTTTGCAGACATCGAGAGTGGGAAGTCAGTGACACAGATCACGGTAACCAATGGAGGGTCTGGCTACACAACTGCACCTACCGTTACGCTCACTAATGACAGCACGGACACAACCGGAGCCGGTGCGACAGCTACAGCAAACATTGCGGCGGGCGCTGTAGTGAGTGTCACGATCACTGCTAGTGGTAGTGGCTTTACGGCAACTCCTACTATCAGCTTTAGCGGGCCAGGGACAGGTGCAACGGCAACGGCTACTATTGGGTTTAACCGAAAGGTGAGGGCGTTGTCTTCTCTGGCTGCAACGGATACCGGGAAAACAGTCATCGTTCAGGGGTATGATGAGAATGGTCAGTGGGTCAGAACACTGGATGGTGCGAGCTACATTGACGGCGAGAAGTTGACGCTTGCTGGCTCGGAGGTTAACAGCACAACCACATTCACGGTTGTGACTCGGGTTATTAAAGAGGCCACCAGCGGGCGGGTTGACATGTGGTCTTGGGACAGCACGGCTAGCCTGTCGAGCAGGCAGATTGCAGCTTATGAGCCCGGTGAGACTCTCCCCACCTATCGCAAGATGTTTGTGCCTGGCCTACAGAATTATGACAGTTGCGGGAGCAGCAGTTGTGCTAACAAGTCTGTGACTGTGCTGGCTAGGCTTCAGCATGTGCCGGTAGAGGTGGACAATGATTTTCTTGTCGTAGACAATGCAGCAGCTATCAAGTTGATGGCTATGGCCATTCAGAGGGAAGAGCAGAACATGCTTCAGGAGGCAGCAGTCTACGAGGCAAAGGCGAACAGAGAGATCGAGGGTGAATTTCAAGCACATACTGGAGAAGGTCCAGTCGTTAACATCAGACACGCTGGTAAGCTTGTGAGCGGAGCCAACGTGTTCAACCCTATTTAGACAATGGCATTAGGAATAGGTTCAGCAATAGCAATTTCAGGCGGTGCAAATCTCTTAGGGGGTTTGTTCGGAGGGCTTTTTGGTGGCAAGAAACCCAAGGTGCCGGGACTAGAAAGAATCGATGCAGGTAATGTCCAGCAGCAAACCATACAGCAGAATCAAGAGAACCTCGCGGCCACGGAACAGCTTGGCAGGGAGGTTAATCGTGCGAATGTTGCGGCGGCTCAGCAGGTCCTTGATTTGTCTCTGCCGGGGCAGCGAGAGCAGGCCACTCAGAACGTTCTCGCGCAACTGAGAGGTGAGATTCCAACTGACGTTGCTCAGCAGATTGGCAGAACTTCAGCAGCACAAGGTTTCAATCTTGGTGTTCAAGGCTCACAGCTCGGTAGGAATCTAACAGCAAGAGACTTAGGTTTGACGTCACTACAAATCCAACAGCAGGGTCTACAGAATATGGCAGGCTTGGCACAACTGACGACGCCAACACCATTCAAATTGCAGGATATGTTCTTCTCACCTGAACAAAGACTTACCTTTGAACAGAATGAGAGGAATGCTAGGTTCAGTAGGGATGTGCTAGCTGCTGGTGTTGCGGCTGCTCCTAGCCGCATGCAGGCATCAATGGGCAACGCAATTCAAAACTTCGCGCAGGATGTCGGACAGATTGGTGTGTTTAGTGCTGGAATGGGTAACCCTCAACCTAATGTTATCGGTCAACCTGGAAGTGGTTATGCAGGACCTGTTCAACCAACACCCAGCACGTCAAGCCAGCCATTCTTTCAACGTTGGCCGTATACAGCATAAAGGCTTATGGCAGATTTAGTCAGTCAGATTTTTCAGCAAGTGCCAAGGCCCACAAATAGTGGGCTCGGGCAGTTTTATGCACAAGGGGTAGCGGCTGGGCAACGGGATCGGCAGTTGGATCTGCAAGAAAGGCAAGCAAGACTTCAAGATCTGGCAACGGGTTTTAAAATGCGTCAGTATGAGGCAGAACAAGAGATTGCTTTAGCTCAGGCAGACGCGGAAACGCAAATGGGCGAATTGATGTCCAGCATTTACAGCAATCCTAATGGGTTTAATGATCCTGTTATGCGAAATCTTGGGTTTGATCTGATGTCCAGACTGCCCAGTAACAGCAAACTAGGCCCACAATTTCTGGAGGGCATCACGAATGCTAGAAAGTTGCAGCAAGCTCGTTCAACTATGGAGGAGAATGAAAGGCGTAGTGCAGAGTTGGCAGAAAGGTTTGGGATACCTCCAACGAGGGTTTCTGGAGGGGAAACTACCTTTAGTATACCCCCACAGGACAAATCATCGCCGTTAAGTGAGGAGCAAAAGGCAACGCTGACGCAAACACTTCGCGTGATTTCCGATCAATACGCGTCACGACGACGAATCCTTGAAAATTTGTTCGCCGAGTCAGAAGAGTTTGAGAGGCTTGCACAGCAAGAGTTAGCTGAGAAACAATTTGCGATTACAAACGCGTATCAGACACCTGCTAAATTCTATCTGACACCTGATAACGAAACAGATACCAGTCAGGCTCCTACGTCTGTCGGCGCTGCAATAGATAATCTGATGAATCGTTTCCAAGATCTCAATAGGGAATTGTTTGGGGCTGGCCAATGAGTGAAGTTTTGAGAGAATGGCGTAGGCGTATTCCGGCTTACAAAGATGTGCCAGATAAACTCTTAACTCAGGCAACCGGTAAAGTTTATCCTGATTTATTAGCTTTGGATGATGAATTTGCAGAAGACTTTGAGCGGTATGAGAGAGGAGACGCTTTACGTTTACAGCAGCAAGAACTGGAAGAAAACCAAGATGTTAGTCTTCTAAAAGAGTTCAGAAATGTTACTAAAGACATCAATCGATCAATAGCAAAATCGGCACTCGAAGCACTTGCCATTGGGCCTTTGGAAGCTGTCGGGCGTGTAGCAGAATCAGGCGTCATGGGCACGCCGGTCGGTGCGCCTGGACAAATCGTAAGGGACACCGAAGAATCTGCGTTCACCAGGGCAGGTCAAGTTATAAGAGGAGCGGCCGAAAAAATCTTAGGCGAGTCTGACACTGAGCTAGAGGATGATTTCATGCTTCGCACATTCCCGCAAGCATTAGGGTCCGCTACTGGTTTCATAGGGGGAGGTGCCGCTTTAAAAGCTTTGCAAGTGCCGACTGCGTTAGGTATCGCTTCACTAGGTGCGGCTTCGGGAGGTGTTCAAGGCTTTAACAGAGCCAAGGCGGCTGGTGCTGACGACGAGACGGCTTTCAAATCTTTTGTGGCGAATGCGGGGGTAGGAACAAGCGAAGCAATACCACTGTCTAAGATGCTGACCAGGATAAACGGGGCCACCGGTGGAGCGTTGACCAGAGTCTTTATCGAGGGGGGAGAAGAGGCACTTCAAGAAGTGTTTCAAGAGTCGGCGGGGAACGCGATTGCAAACGTTTTAACTGACGAAGACGTCAAACTGATGGAAGGCACGCTGGAAAGTGGGGCTGCTGGAGGGATGACGGGCTTCTTACTTTCCTTGTTGACGCACAAGTATGTGCCATCCCGAGGTCTCACGGAAAAAGACGTTGACGCTGTAAATCCCGCGCAGGAAATCGAGGCTGAGCTATTTGGGCCTCGCCCGACACCTACAGAATTGATGGTGCCGGATCCTCCTAGCCCTGCTAGGCCAGAATCTTTTTTCAGAGTGCCACGAGGTGTTGACCCTAAAGTGACGTTGCCTAGAACTCAGTATATCGAGGTAGAGCAAGCAACGCTCGATGCTGCTGCTGACTACTTAGCCAACCAGATAGCAGGTCGCGAAGAATTAAAGAGCCGAACAGAAGGAGGTAAACTTCCTACGGGTCAAGGTGCCTTACTACAACCCCTCTCAGAAACACCCGGATTTCTACAAACAGCAGAACAACGGATTGGTTCCAGAAGGGAAGCAGAGCCGACTGTCCAAGTTGAACCTGTGGACACATCCACGCCTCTCAAGGAGGTGGAAGACATCGTGCGTTCCCAGTTGGAGCAGCGAGACTTCGCCAGAGCGGTTGCTACTTTGGGGAGCACATCTTCAGAGACATCTGCAAAAGTTATTGATGAGTTATTAGGAATCGGTGAGACTCCTGTCCCCTTGTCAGCAGCGGAGCGGACGGTCTTTAACGAGGTATGGGAGAAAGTATTGATCGATTCTTTATCGACACCTCCAGGTGCGTCAAGTGTAGAAGACGCTGTATCAAAAGTTCAACCTAGTCGCCAGTCTTTAGGAATAGTACCACCAGAGCTCAGGAGTGCTCAGGCGTTCTTTGATACTTACATGGCGGCTCCTACGAATGAACAGCCCATCGTAAAACTTGATACGACTACGATTGCGCCAGATTTCCAACCTTACGATATAGCTCAACAAGTGGCTAATCGCCCGAATGGGTTAGGCCGTGTGCGAGGTTTAGGTCAGATCTTCGACCCAAGAGCACGTTCGAACAATCCGGTAGACCGTGCCTTCATTACGAGAGGGCTTGAAAATGTGACAGGAAAAGCCATTGCTTCTTCTTTTGCACAACAAGTAAAGGGGAGCTTAGACGGGCCATTCCAACGAGAGGGTTCTAAGATTACTAACGTGAAGGTAAACAAGGAAGGTGCCCCCTTACACATCTCTGATTTTTTCGAGCAGCTACAAAAAGACCCTAGTGTCTACGACTTATCCCCAGATCAACAGAAAGCTGTGGACAAGACTCTTGGTTACCTAAGAGAGATACAAGATTTCATGACACGCAATGGAATCGACGATCAACTTTCTAGCGTCGAAGGGGAAGAAGTAAACACCGAAAGCAAACAACCCTACTTTCCTCGGATACGTATTCTCACTGACGCTGAGCGCAGGGGCGGTGGAGGTGCTACAGGCGTAGCAGCTAAACCTTTTTTCAAAAAGACCCGATTTTTTGAGTCTGAAGGTCTGGGCAGTGAACGAGGTATCACCTATGAACCCTCCATAGAGAAGCGTTTGTCAACGCTTATGGCTAGAGCTTACCAAACGTTGGCCGATAAACGTTTGCTTGAAAACCCCAGCCTTCAGGGAGAAAAAATCCCAGACAGGAAACAAAGATTTCTTCAAGCATTCGCACAAGACATTGCGGACGGCGTTGTGTCAGAGGAAAAGGTGATCGAGAAAGCTTCAGAGCCAACACCAGGTAAAGAAGGACGTGTTTACCGGAAAGGCTTTAGTGATATGATATTTCCTGTTGACACGGCTGAATTGCTCAACGAGCGTCTCAATCAGCAAACGAGTCGATTTCGAGAAGCTTTCCTGAATTTCAACAGCGCGATGAAGGCGATTACTTTTGGAATCGATATTGCGGCCCCCTTCTTGCAAGGTCAGATCATGATGTTGAGTGGGTTGCATAGTCAGAAATGGGCGACCGCAACAGGACATTCTTTAAAAGCCCTGTTTACTCCCGAGGGGATGACAAGGTATTTGGGAAATCCAGACAACTTAAAGGCTATGAGAGAAATGTCCCAGCTAGGTGCAAGCTTCGGACAAATGCAAGACTTCATGGCGGGTATGAGGGAAGGAGGACTACTCCCAAAAACACTTGAATTGTATGGGCGTCCGGGTGCCTTGGCTGCTGACGTAATTGAACGCTTTGGAAGGTCATTCCAAACGTTCAGCGAAGTAGCACTCATCGAAATGTGGAAGGCCACTAAAGGTGTGGTAGATGCCAAGGAATTGCCATCGCATCTTGAGAATCTTCAAAATTTGTTGTCAATGGGGCGCACAGAAGAACTAGGCATTACGCGAGGCCAAGCGAGCTTGGAACAGGCTATCTTGCTTGCCCCAAGATATCTGAGAGGTTCGGTTAACTTGGTTGCCACTGCTATGACTCAATCTGGTAAATCAGGTTGGCAGGTGAAAAAAGCCTTAGCTGGATACATGATGTCAGGGACGATTCTAATGTATGGTTTGATGAAGGCATTAGATTATGATGATGACGAGATTACGGAACGATTAAATCCGGCGTCTCCTGATTTCATGATGATCCCTGTCAAATTCAGCGATGGAGGCATCCGAAATGTAGGGCTCGGGGGGCCTATTAGGTCACTTGCGCGTCTTGTAGGAGAAGTTACAGAGAGTATGCTCAAAAACGATGGGCGTCTATTCTCGACGGGGGCACAAGAAAACCCTGTTTTACGATGGCTAAGAGGTAAACTCGCCCCTATGCCGGGGCTTGTCAGTGACAGTTGGCTGGGCGTAGATTTTCTTGGGAACGACCTTAGTCCAATGGATGCACTATCTGCAAGAATGACACCGCTGGTCGTGCAGAACGCAAAAGAAATACTGATTCCCCGCCCTGGCGAGTTACCCGCTACCACGTCAGACGTGCTATCTGGTTTTTTGGGCTTCAGCGTGTGGCCACAATCGCGCTGGAAATCTATTGATTCCGATATCAAAAGAGAGGCAAAGCTTCGAGGAGTTGATAACTTCCGCGAGTTGCCGCTGAGGGAGCAGCTTTCCATTTATAACGACGATATTCTAAAGCGCCCTGAATATGCAGATCGTCTGTCTAGGCCCAAACAAATTGAAGCTGCCATGAAATTCCAGCAGGAACGAGAAAAGAAACTTAAGAACGGATTGTCAACAATCAACAAAAAATGGTTGGAAGCTCTTCGTTTGCGTGTCCCCACGTATGACACAAAGTTAAGTTTTGGGCGGCAAAAACTACCGTTATTCGCTGAAGAGATTGAAGCTTACGAAGAACTCATTATCAGAGAGTATGATACAGCGTTGAACAAGATGAACTGGGAAAGACTATCAGCTTTAGATTCCTCCCGCCGTCAAGAGATTATATCTAACGTGCTAGGTGCTGCTAAGAAGAAAGCGAGAGGCCAGCTATTACGTGCCTTTAGGCAATAAAAAGAGCCGAGGCACTCACCCCGGCTCTAATATAAGTAACATGATATATAAGAAACACACTTAGGTAGAAATCTTCGATACCACCCCCTCCCGTAAGTTCGAGTTAAAATTCTTCATGGCATCACGTCGCCAACTTTGATATACGGTCCAAAATCACTTTGAGCTTTTTTCATATGCCCGTCTGTGCGGGAATGTCCAGTGTAAACACCCATTAAACGATCAGCACGGCCACTCGTGTAGTAAGAGTATGGGCACCTGACAGTCGATGTGTCAATGCCTTCTCCCTCGATAACTAGGTCTCTGATGCCCTGGTGGCAATCGTAGATCCTGGCGTCGGTGTTGATTTCTTTGCCGGCAAGCTCCAGACCTAGCTTGAAACCTTTGATTGTCGTGTTGGTCACTGTGCTTTTGTTGGTTACGTAAACGCCGACTTCTCCACGCCTGCCGTCACCTGCAAACGCTTCCACTTTGCAGTTGCTCAGTGTGCCACCAGTAATATGGACGGATTGTTCTAATCTCACATTGAAGTTGAGATTGACGCCTTCAAGAAGTGATCCATTGGGGATTGACACTGAGTTACGCATAATCAGCGTTGTGCCATGGCCTACTATCACCGCGCCTTGGGGTATCTCTAAGTCGATGGAGTGCTGCCAAACACCGGTAGGCAGGTGAATACACACGGGAAAATCAGGAACGCGCTCCGTAAACTGAGCGCGTGCCCATCTGAAAATGTCCCTTAGCTCAAACGCAATTTCCTGTGGTGGTCCCTCCTCGTCTGGCACCTCCAACCTTGAACCTAGCCGTATATCTCGGTAGGGAGTTTCAGCCTCGGTGTGGGGTGCTAGCTCGCTCAGCGCAGCCCCTTGACGACTGACTCGCTTCTCTAGGTCTCTCTTATCACGCTTGAGTTGTTCAACATCTTCGTTGAGTTGCTTGAAGGCTTCGTCTTCAAAGCCCATCTGAACTGGTATTTCTATTTCTTTTTTCATTTTAACCTTTCACAAAAATTCTGTCTTGTCCCCAGGTATTAGGACCTTGATCGATTTCACGTAGTTCACCTAACTCAACCATACGATCAATGAACGCCATAGCTCGCCAACAGTCACATCCGGTCCCAGTAATCAAGCAATCCATTTTAGCCGCGCCTGATACTGACAACGTGCGGAGAGTATAGTCTCTTACTATAAGGAACCGCCTCTGACCTTCGTCAGTGAACAGCCATTCTTTTTGTTTTTCGTAGTTATACATAATTTAAAGGGGTTGGGGCTCCTTCCCGCCAGCAACCAGGAGCCCCGGTCATTGCCGTATCCCACTAGAACGGACTCATTCCTATCTGTGTTAAGAACAAGTTTTTGTTTTTGTTTATTCTAATAGTTACTTTGTTGTTTGTTTAGGAACACTGCTGGCAAATTTTCTCTGCCCGTAACTCTTGCACTTTCTGTAGCAGGGCGCGAGCGCCGTCAACTCGACCATTGTGATAATCGTGATTGCATTTCTTGATGTGATAGTTGAAAGCTGCTAAACCTAAATCTTCAAAGATTTTGAGCAAGCGTTCTCTTTCTAGGTCGGCCCTGACCTCTGAGCCTCGCGTGAAGAATAAATAAAGCATAGAATTTTCGCCACCATCAGGATCGTAATCTCTCCCAAATTCTTCTCTATAGTAGTTGTAAAAAGCTTCTTCAACTTGTTCTTGGGTGTCTGCTGGTGTTGTTTCGATCATAGCCTACGCCCTCTTTCCTCCATGCCGATACCCCCGAGTCTTGTTGTATTCAATCTTCCTTCTCACGATTTCACCGATGGGAATCTTTTCCTTCCCGCAGAAATCCAAGATGCGAATGATGGTATCAGCCAGCTCGGCATGAACGCCAGGAACGTCAGGCAAATGATCGTCCATTGCGTCGTTGTTCCGGTGAGCTTCGTAGCCTTCGGCAAGTTCAGTCACCATCAGCATGAACAACTCGCCGATGTTCCTGTCGCCTTTATCCCACCATCCGTTAGCCTTGGCTCCTGAGTGAGCGATGTTTGCCAACTCAGTTAACCGAGAGCATGAGTAATCAAGCTCTGATGGTTCAGACATAGGACGGGCTTCTTGTTCAGTAGGCAGAGTTGATTCCACCCCAGCTTTGTAGCCTGCCTCGAAGTAAACCTTTGGGAACGAATCGTCCATGCGGTCTTCAGGTCTCCAGTGCTGGTTACCTTCAAAATGGGTAAAGGCTGTGTTGATTGATTTAGTCATAATCTTTTCTTCTGTTCATTGTGTTTTCTTACGTTAAACAATCACTTCGTCTTTCATATACCAGTCGGTTCCAACCGTGCCCTCGGCGGGGATTGTTACTTCACTGTCGGCTATCATGACCGGATTGTCAAATGCGGTGTGCATCAGTTTTGATGCGAAGGCTCTGTTTTCTTGTTTGCCTTGAGTTAGCAAGGAATCATGCACACAAAGGATGGGCTCAACGAGAAGGCTGCCGTCTTTGGCTTGATTCTCTGGGCTGTGATAGACTCTGTGGAGGGCTTTCTTGGTTGCGTAGGTGGTGTAGAACTGAGGAGCGGATGCTAGTGCTTCTCTCCAGGTCTCTTGGTTCACCACTGTTTGATTACCACGCTTCTCTACTTTTCGCCCCATGAAGCGGCGTCGGTGACCGGTGCTCATTTCAATGAGTCCCGTAGTCCTTACCAACTGCTCGATAGAATCTTGCCAACGCTTTACGCCAGGGTATCGCAAGAAAAGCACCTCTTTGATAGCTTCGACTTGTTGCTTTGTGAGCACTAGAGGGTTAGCGTCTTCTAGTCTTGTGGGTAGATGCTTCATGGAGTTTTTGAGCACTCCTTCTATCATGGTTTTCCATCCAAGCCCGTAAAAATTTCCGTGTGTTCCAGCTTTCGCTGCAGGATATAGCCAGTCTGGTAACTTACTCTTGAGTTCCTTCCACTTGGCTTTGATGTCTTGGCGATCCCAGTCATTGATTTCTGGCCCAATGTGGATCATAAGAGCCAAGACCTGGGCAGGCTTTAGGCCAATGGAGAGGTCATCAAACATTGTGCTGTCGGCTCGCGCTTTACACTCAGCGGCAACGGTCCAGTTGTCAGCGCCTTCTAGGTCGAACTGGTAGAGCTCGTGACCTGGATCGGCAACACATATGTATCTGTGTTCTTTGTTGAGGGCCTGTCGATTTAGACCGGTGCCGCCTGGAGACTTTGATTCTGCCATGCGCCCGGTTTCTTTGACTAGGCTGATGCTTGATCGTAAGCGTCCGTCATCGTCGAGGGTGACATTGAGGTCAGAGACGACTTTGCGTAGGCGGCGAAGTTGCAAAACCCAGAGAACCCGCTCGTCCCTGGTCTTGGCGTATAGCTTGGCCAAGGCTCCTTGTGAGGACACGATCTTCTTGCCATTGTTGGGCTGGACACCATCGTTGATTCGCTTTTTGTGGTCTGCGGGGAGTTCGACAGAGAGTTGCTTTCGGTCGTTTTCGAAGATGCAAGGTAGTTGACAAGTCTCATAAAGAAAGGTTTGTGCGTCTCCATCTGCTTGCGTCGAGCCGACGTTAACTGAGACAGATAATGCTGTGCCCAATGCTCCAAAGACTTCCTCTCCGGTGTTCCCTTTGCGTATTTGAGCAACACAACGTTTAACATCTCGCCACTGAGGGGTTTTGCTTTTAAGTATGAATTCTTCACAGTCATTTACAGTTTTGGGTTCGTAGTCGATTTGTTTGATGGATTCTTTGGCGATGGGACAGAGCATTAAGAGTTCTGTATCAGGTGTGCTAGCGTCGTCAATAAAGGTGGTAGCGTCTTCAATAAAGTAAGGTGTATCTAGTTCAGTTAAATCTTTTTCAGAGAGTTGTTTATAGCCACTAGCACGCACCCATCGTTTGCCGTTCCAGCGTTTCACCACGTATTTGGTTTCTACGACTGTGGCCTTTTTCTTGATGCGTTTGCTGCAAAGGTTCGCGATGACTAGATGTTTGATATCATCGAGTAGAGCTTCCTTATCTGTTGGCCAAGTGACGCCAGATTCTTTGTCGATCTTGAATTGGAGTTTGTAGGCTTCATCGGCGGCTTGCTGCTGGCGTTCTTGTGCTCGTTCTGGGCTCCACTTGATGCCTTTGAGCATCATGTAAAGGACCGGTCCAGCCTGTAGCTCCATGTTGAATTTGTAGTGTTTTTTTTGTTGGGGCAGCATTCTTTCCATTTGAGCTTCACAGCATTCGAAGGTGACAGCTGAATCGATGCCGTTGTAACGCCAGAAGTGTTCGTCACTGTCAAACTTGAGATCGCCTTCGCGTTTGTCCGGCTTGTAGTAGGGCTCTTTGGTGAGGATTGATGCTTGGACATCTAAGCCTTTCTTGAGTTCTGGGTAGAGTTCCCACCATCCCAGAATGGTGTCGTGTGCGTAATTTTGAACACAGATCCCAAGTCCCCAAGCAAGAGCATAAAAATCGTATGTGCCATTTTGGGCGATTTTAGGAATCTGTGGGTGTTCTATGATATACCTAACCACTTCCCATGCGAAGATTTCATCGTCTTCGTTCCAATAGCTCTCTCCGTTGTTGTGGGCAAAGGGAATGACATAGGCTTTCTCACTGTTCCAGGCGAAAGAGATTGCTGTGATGTTATGCTGACTACCTTCGATGTCAATGGCCACTGGGAGACGTTTGTGAACCTTACAAATTATAACCCACAAATCGAAATCAGCTACCTGCTCTCTTGTCTTGAGGATTTCGACTTCTCTCTTGGGAAGATCCAACGTCGGTGTTAGTGACTCCTCCTTAAGCTTCTCTAGGTCAAATCTGAAGTAGGCTTGCTCAGAGTAGTCGCGTAGGATCTGGGCCGGGTGATAGCTTGCTACGCACTTCAATCCTGGTATTAGTTTCGATCCGAAGACTGACCCTCGCCACTTGTGGATCTTGTTAGGGTAGTCTTTAACGGGCAATCCCCCTTGGGACATCAGGTGGAGGGCTTCGTTGCCTAGACAGAGGACAACGTTAGGCTTCCAAGTGGCTATGTCTTGCTTGAGTTGGGCAATTCCAGTTTGAACGTTAGGATCGTTCCAACTGCCAGGTGTGAGCCTGAAAGGCTCTTGAACGACATTAGCAAGGGCACATTCTGACTTCCGAATACCTACTTTGCTTAAAGCATCATTCAGAAAGTAACCTGCACTTGTGGCGAAGGGTTTCTTGTAGAAGGCATCGTCTTTCGTGGGAGCATCGCCCAGAATCATGATTCTGTGTTTGTCCGTGTCAGGCAGAATGTTTTTAACCTTACCTGGACCGTTGCTAATGTCGTTCTCTGTTATCATTTATTTTGGTGGTTCTGGGATTGCGTAGTGTGATACTGTGGATAGTGGATACTTACCTTGGTTAAACCAATAAGCATCTGGCTCGTCTGGATCATCCCGGCTTTTCCAGAAATACATAGTATCCCAGTGGTTGCATCCAATGTTCCAGACTACCACACGCTTGTTGTTAGTCGGCCACGTTGATTCGTCGTCTTTGTCAAACTTGATCCATTTCATAGTGCCACCCCTCCTGGAAAGACTCCTGCCCCTTTGACGACCTTTCTTTCTCGGTCGTAGTAGTCGGTTGAGCGAGTGTCTAAGGTGCCGTTCCAGAAGTTGTTGGCATCACTGACTTGGCGGAGAGTGGTGCCGTCTTGAACGTAGAGTTGCGCCCCGTGCTCGCTTCCGTAGTAGCAGTTCTCAGAGACAACTACGGTGCCGTTTTTTGACGACTCGATAATCATTGGAACTCGGCAAGGCAGACCACCCTTGTCACCTGTGAAGTTACAACTTTGGACACTGAACTCGTCAGCTTCTGTTGCGGCAATTCCCAGGTCTCCGTAGATGAACCTTGCCCCATTGATTGTGCTACGTTTGGGAGCAATCAAGCGTATGGAGGTTGCATTCTTGCCACGACTTTCGAACTGGCCTCCTATGATTTCGAGTTCTTTGATGTGGGGGTTGGAGCTATTGGAAACTAGTCCGTATGGTGAAGGGAAAGCAACGCCTTGAGATCTGGCATGAAAAAGGTCAACACCATTTTCCATACTCGTGACGGTGTGGATGTTCACTAGACGAAGATCTTGGAAGGTGCCCAAGAGCCGGACTACATGAGAACCCCCTGTCTTTGCAAATTGGACCCCTGAGATTCCGCCTCCGAAGGGGGAGACCTCACCAAAGTCGGTGTCGATGATACCTAAAAGACACAAACGCGAACCCTCTTGCATCCGCAACGTTGCCCCAGCGAAATCAGCATTTGATCGCATAGGAATCATGGCAGGCCAGTAGAGATCTTCGGTGAGTCTGATTTCTCCTGGTGGTAACTCGATCGCAAGTGCCTTTGCTCCTTGACTTCGGGCATGGGCTTCATCGGGCACATTGCCCAAGCCATCCATGTTGAAGTTCTCGTATTGCTGGCGGTAATAGGCCCAGCTCGCTTCTACTGCTCTCGTCAAGGAAGCTTCTGTGGCTTCCGGGTAGAGCGTGTTGCCTATTCGTTGGGGTGTGCCGGTGCCTATTGCTGGCGGCGTCCCCACTCTGATTGTATCTTCAATGGGTGTCAATTCACCTGCCCATTTGACTCCGTTGTTGTCTTCTCCTGTTAGTTTCATACTATTATTTCTGTGTGTTGCTAATCTTGAGGACGCCACATTTCGGGGTCGTCCATTCTGTAGTTGTAAATTCCTTCTTCCGCGCTGGCCCAACCTGAGCCAAGCATGGGGTAAGCCCCATTTCCCCAGCCCGCTCAAGTTCTCTGTTCGGACCAGAACACTAGGCACTCCGCATCTCCATATTTACCTACGATTTTAGTGCCGTCATAGGGCGCGTCGTCCATGTGTTGCCATTTGTGGGTTGTCATACTGTTATTTTTCTATTGTTGATTGTTAAACTCCGCAAGACCCTAACTTCTCTAGTCGTTCGTTGGCTTTCACGATTTGCTGGCGTAAGCCTTCGACCTGCGATTCAAGATCCAGGATGCGCTCGTTTTTGAGGAGTTCCGCGTGTTTCTCAACGAGGGCTTCCCGAAGTTTCTGCCTAGGGGTTAAGTGAAGTTTGCCGTGAATACTACATGCGTAAGGTGTTCCTTTGTCCCAGCCAATCTGTCTATACCTGCCCGAGTCCCCACACTCAAACAAAGCTGATGCGGCCTCTTCGTCACCTTCCAAGACGGCAGTCAGTAGCTTCCTGGCTCGCTGTACTGCTGACGCTCGAAGATTGTATGGCGCGTTGCCCTCAAGCCAATCGTGATGTTCGTTAAAAACTTCCTGGAATACTCCATCGAGGGCTTTCTTGAACCGTCCTTTGTTATCTGAGACAAACTTGTCTATGGGAGCGTCCCATTGTTCGTCTGTTTCGAATTCTCCGAGTTGTTTTCTTAGTTCGTAACTCATGCGTCCCCCTTTCGTGCTTCACGAAGGCTTAGTCTGAATTCTTCGGTGAGTCTTTTTCGTTCTGCTTCTCCTTCATCTGAATATTCACTGATACCGCGCAATTTTGCGATGACATCAACCATGCTTGAGGCAAGCACTTCGCTGACCATGTGGGTTGCTGACCGTTGCAGTTGGAGCGCGATGGCTTGGGTAATGTGATCAGTATTGACTTTGGCTACACCATCTTTGATGGCATCTGCTAAATTGCCGTCCTCAAACGCCAATGCTAGGCGGGCTTTGACGGTTTCCTCCACAGAGTAGGACCTAATTGCCTGCTCAACACCTTTTTGCACAAGGCTCGTGATGGCCTGCTCGATCATTTCTTGTTTTACTTCGACGTTCATTGGTTTCTCCTTCTATGTATTTCTGTGTGTTTCTGTTGGTTAAATTGGGCGGGGGAGCGGGACTCGAACCCGCATACCGGCTAAGGTGGACCGGATCTTACCTGTTAGATCATCCCCCGCATTGTAAGTTATTTGGCTTGTTTCAGTTCTTTCTGGAATATTCATTACTTCACCTCCACTTTCTTCCCACAATCGGGGCAGTGTTTTAAATCCTTCGAATCTTCATGGCATACCATAAATTGGTTACCGCAACCCGTTAAATATCCTACAACATCTCTCTTACTATCGTGGAGTAAGTGTCTCCACTCACACACCCCGGCAAGGCGTTCGTGGCTTTTAATAGCCCGATCTATGGTAGGAGCCGTCATGACATAGATACACCTCATGCAAATGACTCGTGGAGGCCACAACCATCTAACTGAATCAGGTTCGCGTGTGCCATTGCGGGTTTCACAAGGCCCTTTACAATTCGGGCATGGAGATAGTTTTAGGTTAGTCATCTTTCCACACCTCCTGTTGCAACACCTTTCCGCAATCCTTGCAAACAATTCGAGGCGTCGATGGCTTGGGGTATATCACAACCTCTTTTGGTTTGTGTTCGGCCCCGTTCAGGCAGTCCGCCTGCTCCCCGTAAAAAACAGGGATCCAACTGACCGTTGCAAGAAACGTCTTTTCGCAGTGGGGGCACTCCTCGTGATACAATTCATCCTCTTCACACAAGTGGCCGTCATCCTGGCACACTTCAAACCACTTCTCGCAGTATGGACACTCTAAGTTGTCACTCATCATCTACCTCCGTCGATGGAATGCAATAGTGTGTGATGTTTGAGATTGGTATCAGAGGGCCATCGAATAAGGCGAACCAACCGCTGGGTGGGTCACCGTCTTCAAATCCTCCTAGACTTTCATAGAAGACTATCTCTGCTTCATACCACTCCACTTCACAATCAACAACGACTCGAATCAACAGTTCGTCAGTTCCTACTTTACTAGGATCGTCGTGGGGGAAAGGTTTCCAGGGTATTTTTGATGTTTTCATTTTAGAATGGTGGCTCGTTTGATTCATTTGTGTTGTTCTCTGCTGTGTCACAGATGTGACCACACCGAGCATAGCCCGCAATGTCTACCCAATTGTCTCGCTTTGCTCTGTGAGTGCTCCGTGAGAGTTTCAAGCAGATCATTGCACGGGCCACGTCGGTAGGGGAAACTTCCCACCCGAAGAGTGATTGCCAGAGGTCAGCGATCTTGGAGAAGTCTGGATGACAATCGCCGTAATCGTGATTGCGGTCTCCGGTTGTAAGCTTGTAAGCTTCCGCGAGAATGTCTTCGGGTGAGAGTTCCATGGTTAGTGTCTTTAGTTGTTGCTGTCGATGGTTCGTGGTGACAAGGTTTGGTAAAGAATTGGTTCTCCCTTGTCATTTTTCTTCTTCTTGTCTTCTCGTGTGCTGAAGGCGAGCATGACTTCTTTGTCAACTGCGTCCGCGACCGTTCCGAGGGCTTCCGTCCAATTGCCGGTGTCACTGTAGGGAATTGCTCCTGTTGCCATAGCAAATTGGCAGAGCTGTTGACGCCCGATTTTCTGGATAGTTTCCGCTGAGCTTTCATGAGTGCTGTTGATCGTCAAGCGGCTTGTCACATATTGACCGGGCGCGTATTCTCGCCCATTGACGTCGGTGGTCTCTTCCAAGACCTCATAGGTCACTAACACAACAAGACCACTCTCAGATTGTCCGTCGGTGTCCGTGGACACTTTAAAAACACGCGCACGTTTGACTTGACCAGCAGCAAAGACCGGAGTTCTCAGTTGAACGTGGAGATCTTCTTCACTGCTGGTGCTCGCTTCTTCATTCGCGATATCTTGAGTTTGTTCGCGAAGTGCTTGGATTTCTTCTTCTGTCATAGTTTTTCTGTTTGTTTCTGTTTTTGTTTCTGTTTTGTTTCTCGTTTAGAGATTGTTGTAGATCTGACAGAGGTCAACTTCGAGTTGGCCTTCGCCGTTGAGCCAGGAGAAGGGGAATTTCTTGCCCTCTAGGCGTTTGATGCGGGAACCACAGAAGGTTCCCTGGTCATTGGTCTTGAAAGTGACGTAGTTCTTGCCGTCTTTCTGACGATACATGAATCCGATCGCGTCGCAAGTGCCACAAACGATTTCTCGTATTTTGCCGGTTAGTTGGATGTCGTCAGTGCTGGCGTTCGCGCCA